CGCCTTTGCCTCTGGCGTGTCGTCTGATTCTCTGATTTCCCACTTGGTTTGACGAACGAGCGTTCTAATGGCGTAAAGTATGCCGGTGATAACCGGCTCATTCATCGACATTTCTTTGTACATCCGGGCGGCTTTGTCGCCCTTCAGGTCGGGCAGAAATTCCTCTGAAACCCTGCCGCTGTTTTGACTCAAGCCACTGGCCCCGATGATGTCCATCGTCTCGTCTTCGTTCTTCTTTTCTTCTGCCATTTTATCTATTCCTTTTATGACTATAGCTCAGTCAATTTACTCGGAGTTATTCCCATCTTGCGCTCATAAGCTCGAACTTGAGACGGGGTTGGTGTTGCGATTCCGCATCTACAATTTGCTACGTGCTTGATAGGGCCGTTAGGGTCGCCGGGATACATCATTGGCGTTCCATCAGGCAGCTCGAACGGCTCACCAATCGGAGCAATCACGCCCTTCATTTCTTGGTGGCCCCTGCCGCCGTCGCTTCGCTCTGGCATCCACATTTTGTATTTTCTGCCGGTCGCCTTAAGCGCTTCAAAGTTGCCCCGGTTCTGAGCCTTGCCCATTTCAGTGCGGGCAATGAGTGAGGCCCTACTGAATACATCGCGGGTAATTCGTGGCCCACGTTCTAGCGGCTCGAGCACTCCCCGGCTTGGCTTCTGATTCGGTGCCAGTACCTCGGCCCCGTCAGCATAGAAAGAAAAGCGAATTCTACGCGCAAGCTCTGCTTGAGTGATGCCGGGGTCTTCGGTCAGCCATTGCGCCATAAACTTGCGCATATTGGTTTTGAACTCTTCATCAACGTTGGTTAGTAGCGCGGTGGCTTCGTTCTTTTTCTCGTTGAAGTATTGCTGGTAGAACGTCGGCGAAACTTTGAAGTCAGGGTCTTCTTTTTTCCCTGTGTCTTCAATTTCCCTGATGCCGCTAATGGTCAAAAGCGTAGCCATTTGTTCAATGAACCGCGCACGGTCGGCTGCGCTTTTTAAAACGATGCCCTTGACCCGCTTTATCTCTTCATCGACCAGAACCCTGTAGTATCTATCAAAGATGTCTTTGATTTTCGGCGCTAGCGCCTTGCTCCGCGCCTCTGCCTTGCGGGCACCAGGTCCGCGCCGCGTTCTGCCCACGGGTGCGAATCTTCGCCGCGCTTTTGCTTTGCGCACCTCGGCCCTCATATCCACGAGCTCGCCACGAATCCGTCATCAGGATTGATTGAGATATCAAAGCTTGGCAACAGGTCCAGCTCGGTGCATGCCCATACAAAAGCGTCTAACCTATCGGGTGATTTTCTGCTCAGACCCGGCACGTAGTTTGTGAGCTGGTCCTCGAGCTCCGGCCATATTCCGCAAAAATGAATTTTTCCCTGTTCCGTCCGGCTGGCTATCGGCTCCGCCCGTGCGTGCTTTCCTCGGCTTGCGTGCACCAGCTTAACCGCTGCGCTTCTGTCAAGCTGCGCGGTGATGCTCTTCCAAGTCTCTCCGCCCTGGTTTGACTCGAACACAACGCAGTCGGCTTTATGAAAATGATACGCCTCAAGCGCTCGCCTACACACTGCGTCCGGTGTGCCTCGCATCGAGATATCATCGAGAATAAACATATGCCCGTTATCGCCCAGACCTGCGACAACTATTCCTGATTCGTCTGCTTCGTCTGAACTGGTTACCGCCGGGTCAACCGCCACAACGATACGGCGAAGGGTCGGCGCCTCTTTGACTCGGTGCTTCTCTAGGTCGCTGCGCATAAACAGCGCGCCAGGCAGCTGGCTCAGTAGCTCGCCTTCAAGCTCTTGGCGGCCCAATGTCGAGTTTCCGTAGCGGTCATGAATTGCCCTGATAAAGTCGCGGCTCAAGTTCTGCCTGTTGTCCATGGTGGCGCCGCGTGTCAAATGGGTGCGTGAATGCTCGGCCAGTTTTTTGAGCCTTATCATAGGGCGGGGGGTTGTGGTTACCACACACTTTGGGCTTGCCCCTAGTCGCAGACCGAACTGGAGCTGATCCCACGCATCCCAGCTTTTATGCGCCGCAAGCTCATCAACCCAAGCAGCTGAAAATTGCGGCCCTCTTAGCTGGTCGCTCTTTTCGCTCGAATACGTCTGAGCCACTGAGCCATTGGGCCATGTAAGCAGGCGCTTGCTGGGCTCGTACTCTGGGCGGTCGGCGCCACTGTACGCCAATATCCCAGCGGGGCCACACACGGCTACATCTCGGCAATCGCTCGCGGTTCTGCATAAAATAGCAATCCGGCTGCCGGGCTGAGTCATGGCCACCATATGCACCCAATTCGCGCCTGTTGCCGTTTTTCCCCACCCACGGCCTGACATTATGAGCCATGTCTTCCAGTCCCCATCAGGTGGCAGCTGTTCAGCCCTGGCGGTGAATAGCCAGCTGTCTTCGAGCGCTGCCATTTCTTCCGCGTCTAGCGATTCGAGAAACGTCGTCCGGCTCTTCTCTGGCAGCGAGCTGAGCCAGCTTATCCAGGAGCCGTTCTTTTGCATCGGTGACTTCATGCTTGATTGGGCCCCCCTCCGGGCCTGATATCTCTTGCTGTACCTTGAGCGTCATTCCCCTGCGCCGCTCGAGCTTCCACGCCGCTGCCTGCCAAGTGCCAGACATTGCAGCCTTTTCCACCATAGCAAGCCACCGGTTCGTGGCTTCTCCCTCAACTTCTTTTATGCGCGCCAAAAATACCGAGAACCGCTTACTGGCTTCCAGTTGTGGATTCTCTTTCGCTCGTCTCTTCTCATCGTGAAACCAGGTTTCCGAAAAGCCAGCACAGCCGCAAGCGTCTTTGATTGGGCACCCCAGCCGGATAGCTTTCAAGAACTTGTCTTGTGCCTCATCGGTCAAAACCTTGCGCTTGCGTCCTGGTTTCTTTTTGGTCTTCGGCTTGGCTGGTGCCTTGGTTCTTGGTTTCTTAGCCATTCACTAGCTCGGCAGTCTGCCCGGTGAAATCTTCCCAGCGTTTTATAATCACGTCACAATATGCCGGAGATAGCTCCATGCCGTAACACTTGCGGCCTGTTTGCTCGCAGGCGATTAGGGTTGAGCCTGAGCCCAGAAAGCCATCCCAAACGACGCAGCCTCTCTTCGAGCTGTTACCGATTGCGTACGTAACCAGCTCCACCGGTTTCATTGTTGGGTGTAATTCGCTTTTTGATGGCCGGTCAAACCCCCAGACCGTATCCTGTTTGCGGTCGCCCTCCCAGGCATGTGCCGCGCCCCCCGCCCATCCGTAATGAATAAACTCATGCTTGGTGTGGTAGTCAAACCTCGTAAACGAAGCGTTATTTTTTGCCCAGACTAAACAGGATTGATAATGCCAATCATGGCACCACGCCTGGAAGAATGCCCCGGCCTCTTTGCCCACAGGCGAGCACACATAAATTGGACCACCAGGGGAAATAGGAGCGGCAAGAAATGCACTTGCTATGAAATCAGCAAAACCATCCCGGCGCTCGTCGTTGTCTATTTCTCCGCGCTTCTTTGTTCCGCCTATGTAACCGATGCCGTAGGGCGGGTCAGTGAAAACCATATCAGCCTTCTGCCCATCCATAAGCGCCGCCACATCCTCAGCGCTGGTGCTATCCCCACACATCACCCGATGGTCGCCAAGCTTCCATATCTGCCCAAGCTGGGCTGTAGGTTCTTCAGGCACCTCTGGCACTTCGTCGGGGTCCGTGTTGCCCTCGGTGATGCCGGTCACCTCATCAACTAACGCCGTCAGCTCAGCATCACTAAACCCCGCCGCCTCAACCAGTGCCTTGTCTTCAATCTGTAAGGCGCTGAGTTGCTTGGCCAGTGCTTCGTCGTCCCACTCGGCAAGCTCGGCGGTCCTATTGTCTGCGATGGCGTACGCCGTGGCCTCGGCCCCTGCCAGCTCAGTGCGTACAATATTAATCGCATCCCAGCCCAGAGCCCGCGCCGCCGTCAACGTACCATTGCCAGCAATGACAATGCCCTTCTCATCAACCACTATTGGCTTTTGTTGTCCAAACCTCTGCAAGCTGGCCTTGATTGCGTCTAGGTTTTTGCCGTCATGCGCTCGAACGTTCGCCGGGTCGCACGCTAAATCTGAGATATTAATTCTTTGGGTTTCCATCAAAGCACCTCGATGATTGGATGACGTGCTCGGTCCTTCCAGACCCACACTTCGCGGCTACAATTAGACGGCGCCACAAAACTGTGGAGCGTTTCCATCTCAACAGAGCCTGGTCGACGATTGGCCTTCACTTGAACCAGCCGAACATTTGTAGGCCCAACAGCGATAACATCCCACTCGCCAAGGCTTGCCGCACTGCGACAACACTTATACCCGGCAGCCTCGAGAACCCGCATAGTCCGATGCTCTAATCTGGTGCCCTTTGCCTTCGTGTTAATGCGCTTTTTTGTCTTCGCTTCTGCCATCGTGCCCCCTGTTCGCATTATAGGCAAAGCCAAGA